TTTTAAATAATTTATTTCTTAAATGTTCTGCATCTTTTGGATTAAATTCATTTAAATGTTTTAAAATATTATACCATATTTTATCTGCTTGTTGTTGATATCCTCTTTCAAAAGGATATTCATTTAATATTTCTGCCATTTTCATAGCTTCATAATTATTCAGTAACATATCTACCGAAAAATCTGTATTAATATCTATAGCTTTTACATTAACTTTTCTAACATCATCGTGTATTCCTTTGCTATGAATATTAAACACACCAATCTGAACAAGCATAGCATATGTCTTAGGTGCTACATGAACTTTTATACTCTTAGAAGCATCAACATCAACATCAAATTCTTTTGACCATGACTCGTTATAAAGTTTTAATAAACTACTCATAAATATTCTCCTCTAGTTCAGCTATTGCGTCCCACATATTATCAATATGTTCTTTTACTTCTTGTGAACAATCTCCTATCGCATTGTCCAAATAAGACATAGTAAATCTTAAATGTAAAGTCTTTTTATTAGCTGGTGTATATTCATTACTCTTCATTATCTACCTCCTTATAAAATTGCTTGACTATATCTTTAATATCAACCCAAGCATTTTGAAGGTCATCTGTAGGATAATCTGACCATTCAACTTCATTTGTTACAACATCATCTATTAAATTAATTTTATCTGCTATGCTAAGTTTCATATTACCTCCTATGATGTATGTATCACAAAGCCACTCATGTCTTTACGTGCTTTGCCTTTTGCTTTTAGACCTACAATAACATTCTGCTTGTCTAAAAATCTTAAGTCTGTTTCGTCTCCATTGACTACCTCTCTGCCTTTGAAATGTATAGGCATATCACCATTGAATACTACTGCTATGTTGTATGCAATCTTGTCAAACCAATTTGCATACTTCATATTAGCTTCTGAATAACTCCATGTCAAGTGATAGTTTTTGTAATCAGATACTTTTCTTGTAGGTATCTTGGTGTAATCATAGAACTGAACATCAGGAAATAACTCAAAAATATTATTAGCTTCTCTCCAACCTAAGTCTATAATTTCTTTACATGGTTTCCATTCAGGGTGTCGATAGCCTTCAAAGTATTTTGCATACTCTTGGAATAAATGCATTTGTGAAATACGATAATTATTATTCTTTGTAGGTATAGTCTCCCATTGTATGTCGCTTGTGCCATTGAGTCTTATGCAAGGAAGCTTGTCTTTTTTCTTACAGTATCTTACAAACTTTGTGATGTCTGTAATCAGATAGTCCATGAAAGTATTTCTATCTTCCAAGAACAATTTAGTCTTACGTTTTCTAGCTTCTTGTATGACATTAGTAGTCTCACCTTTCTTTATAATGCCACCTCTACCTGCTGTATTTAGACAGGCTTCCTTACACCCAGCAATGTCTTGATAAGGACATATCTTAGTATTGATTGGACTAAGGTGCATGATAGCAGTTAAGTAATTACTTACTACTTCACCTTTCTTAGTCTTTGGATTATTAAAACTCAGTAATTTATAGCTCATAGGTTCTCCATTCTTTTAGGTAAAACAAATACTGAATGACAATAAGAACAACATCTACCTTCTGCATAAGGCTCTGCATTCTCTCCTTGATTCCAATATACTTTACCATCTTCTGTTTTCTTTTGTTCTATGTCACCCTCACAGATAACACATTCTAATACTTCATCAAACATATTATGCCTCCTTGTTTAGTCCTAAAATTAAAGCCTTTACAACTTCTTTCATATCTTTTAAAGTCTTGACTTCTTCATCAATATATTTAACGATGTCTCCATGACTACCATATTTATTGTTTTCATCAATAGTAAGCTCAAATATTCTACCATTATACTTGGTAGCATCATCTATTCTAGTTTCAATTTCTGATTCAACTGCTTTTCCAAATCCTTCTATATACATATCTATCTCCTATATATGCATTAAATCATCTACAAATTCTGACATAATCCTTTTGAGTTCGTCAAAATCTTTAGCATCTCTAATAGTTTTTCTATAGTCTTGATGACAGCTTTTATTTGTTTTCCTGTCATAAGTTCTATAGGCTAATGCTTCTTGTATTCTATATTTAATTGTAGATACAATCTTTTTTTCTAATTCATGTTCATTTAGTATGCTCATAATATCTCCTGTTAAAATTAAAAGTGTGGCTAGTCACGTGGTGGTTTAGTTCTCATTCGTGTTTTATCCTTAACTTCTTCAAGGCGACCTAATCGTTCCAGAAAAGCTTTTACAAAGGCTCACTCCTAGCCACTTTGAATGAGTTTATTTTATTCTCAAAACCCATATCTGCAAAAGTAGAGAGCAGTCTTTTAAGAAAACAACCTAGCAAATCTAAGTTTCATTCTTCCAAAGAAACTACCAGTCATTAAGATTTGATAGTCTTTGAGAGCTTCCAAGACTTCTTGTACGTCTAGATTATTAGCCACTTCAAGTATCTGCATACCTTTGTTATCTTTACCTAATGGTGTAGGTCTTACAAAGTGTAGAGGCTTTGAAGGATTACCTCTTTGTTGATAGATTGAAACTTTACCTGAATGATATCCTAAAAAGGTATCTCCTACAGTAGTTTCATTTCTTTCTTTATCTTTTCTTACTCTAACTATATTTACTCCAAGTGAATTAGCAAAGTTCCAAATTGCTTTCTCACCTATACTAGCTCTATCATAGATAGATTTTACAGTTTTAGTGTCACGTTTTCCATATACATATTTAGCCATTTATATCTCCTATTTATAATGGTGGGTTTAATTTAACAGAGACTGTATAGCCTTCTGTCATGCTTTCAAAGTTTGATAATACTTCATTGACTTCATCTTTCAATGAATTTACTTCATACTTTAAATCGTCTTTAAGATTTTCAATATCAATAGATTCTATTTCATCAACTCTCATTTCTAATTCACCTAAATTATATTCAAGACTTTCTTGTTCATATTTTAGGTCATGAGATGAATCTTGTAAAGCATCTACTCTTATTTCTAAATCTCTCATTCTTGCTTCAGCTACTAATATCTTTTCTACAAAATTATAGTAGCCGTCAATACCTAATAACTTATGTATTAATTTTCTCATATCTATCTCCTTTTTTATTTTAAGTTTAAGCTGTTTGATACTGCTCTAATCTTTCTCTCAAAGCACCATCGTTAGTTTTTTCTAAAGCCAAATGAATTAATCTAGGTTCAATTCTAAGTAGTCTTGGAAAGTTAAAGCCATCGCAATTTAATATTGCTGAGACAACTCTGTCCCAATTATTTTCTTCAAGACCTTTGGTAATTGCTAAAGCTCTAGTATCTGCAAGACCTCTGTCAATCAAAGACAAAGCAAAATAATTAGTATTATCGTCTGTTATTGGTGAATGTCTAAATGTTTTTATCATATCTATCTCCTATACTGTTGGGTTAATATCTTCAGCTAATTCATTATTAGCTTCAATGGTTTCAGCTTTTAATTCCTGTTCGGTCATAAAATCTAAAAATTCTAAGTGGTCTAGTTCTTCCATAATATCTCCTATATTTATGAGACTTTGAAGTCTCGGTTGGTTGCTGACCGACAAATTATATCGTTTTGCCGAGCAGATGTCAAGCGTCTTAACAAACTTTAAGTATATACTTATATTTAAAATTGTTGAATCGTCCAAACTGTTCCCATTTCCATAGTGTTGTTATTCAAAAAATCATAGGTTGATTTAACAAACAAGTGTTGTTTTTTATTAGACTTATGTCTATATACTATCGACCTATCTTCTTTGAAAGAGTTTCTAGCTTTTACAACATAACCTAACTCATTGATATATCGTTCTAATTTATCAAAACTGTTGAACTTTTCAACCTTCAATTTTGAATCCAAGATTGTTTGCATATTCAATTTACCATTAGGATTTTTACATTTGATTTTGCCTTGCATATTTATCTCCAAGTTTATTTAAGTCGTTGACGACTTTCTTTTAAAATTAAGCGGGGGTTTGTTCCTCGCTGAGCCGACACCCATTTTAGCCGAGCCACCGAGAAAGTCAAGCGTCTTAACAAACTTAAAGTATATACTTATATTTAAAGTTTGCTGAGTCTTTAAGTATAATCTTAAAATAATTTTAAAGTTTAAACTTAAATTCAAATTTAAAGTTAAATTAACAGGTTATCCACAGATAATTCTAAGTTATCCACAGGTAATTAACAGGATATACATAAGTTATACATAAATTTAGATAAGTTATCCACAGATTTGCCCTCAATATCCAGCCCAAATTAAAAAAATGCCCTCAATCCCCAGCCCAACTGTAAAACTCGAGCTTAAACTTACTTAACTTACTTACTTCTTTGGTATGGTCGGATGCCATATAAAAAGCCTTCATCATTAATTAAACTGAGAAGATTTTAGAGTTCTTTTCGGTAGCATAACTTCTAGGCATAAAAAAACTCTCTCACTTGAAAGGCGAGAGAGTTCCGAAGAGTTTAGCTATTCTCTTTTAGATATAAAGCAATCTTATCAAGATAAACTTTAGGAAGACTCTTACCTTGAAGAATCTGATGAGCTTTCTTAAAACTTAATCTCTCATCTTTAGCTAAACTATAAAGACATCCTTGAATTTGCTTTTGAAGTTTCCAATTCATATTGGCACCTTTCTTAGCAAATTTATATCCTATTGCTCGACATTGATTGAACGAAGCAGGTGCTGAAGTTCTGTCTTTATCAAAGCTATTTATATCAAATGTATTTTCCATATTATACTCCTTTAAGTAATGGATTTATATATACTCGCAACATAATCTTGCAAGTGGTTAAGGTCGTCAGCTTTATCACTGACTATTCCTAAAGCTTGGATTCCGCTTATCATTAAAGCTAATACGTAATCTTTTGCTTGAGAAACTGTTTTAAATTCTAAAGTCTCGTTATTTGAAAAGGTAATTAAAATCATAATAAATCTCCTATATGGTTTACTTAATATTGTTAGATTTTTCAAGTATCATAAGCTTGAGTTTTGCGAATGCAAAAGTTTTTAAAGTTTTTTAGAATAAAAAAGTTTAAAACGTTGATACTTGAAAATCTTTACAATATCGTAAACCAGCATAAATAGGAGATTATTATGAAAATTTTAATAGCTTTTCACGAGACATTAGAATTTGTTTCTCAACAAAAGTTACATTAAAGCCTGATAAGCTTCCAAGCTTAGCTAGTCAGTGAGACGACCTTAACCACAAAAGATTATCGAGTATGAACACCATTACAATTGTATAATATGGAAATACTTTGAGTGCTTTGATAACAGAACAAAGCCCTGCAAGTGAGTGTCGAGCATGGAATATGCTAAACAGCCAATTGAATAAGGAAACAAGAAAGCAACATGAAAGGCTTCGTAACGCTAAAGACTTTAAAGTTTTAAAGTTACAAAGAAGATTCTTCAAGGTAAAGACAAAAGATTATCTATGCTTTATATCTTTTGAATAGCTTGAGGAACTCCGAAGCCTTTCAAGTGAGATAGAATCCACTGAGGTCTAAAGTTATGCACTCTAAAATCTTCTCAGGGGTGGGCAGGAGACCATACCCTCTACCCTATATATCTATAGCATGATTATACATTATACAGGAAAATGACCATTAACCAGAACTAGTTAACGCCCCGACATCAAAACTTTAAAATCTTTAAAGTCTTTAAAGGTATTTTTAGACACAAAAATCCCCACCACTTAGACAGGAGTAATTGACCTAATTTAGGTGTCTTTATAATGTGAGATAATATGAGGGAGGTATATATTGACCGTGGGGGACCACAATGTTATTGTACACTTCAAATTCACTTTTGTCAAGTCTTTAGAAAAAAAAGATAAAAAACTTCTAAAATAACTTTAAGACTTGACAAGTCTAATTTTGACGTGTATACTAGATTCATGGCTATACTTCCATCTATAGATAACAAAAGTAGAAAAAGAGAACTAACTGAAAAGCAACAGGACTTTCTTAATCACCTAGTCGATACAGGTGGTGATGCTAAGAAAGCTGCTGAACTTGCAGGTTATACTTCTCACTACCATCACGTTGTCAAGACTTTAAAGTCTGAGATACTAGAACTCACCCAAGAGATACTAGCTAACTCAGCCCCTAAAGCAGCTTTTAAGGTCGTAGAGATAATGGAATCTAAAAGACCCATTGTACAGGCTAATAATAAATTAGCTGCTGCACAGACTTTACTTGATAGGGTTGGAGTTTCTAAAGTAGATAAAGTAGATATTAATCATAATATGAATAGTGGTGGTATCTTTCTTATGCCTGATAAGGCACCTTTAGACTTAGAAGAAACAGAAGATGGTGACTATGAGATAATTAACGATGACTAAGTTGTGGATAACTGAGTTTGTCGATACAGATGATAGGTCTTCTTTAGGTCCTTACATCAAAGCAGAGACTGTAGGAGAAGCTAATAGGATAGCTATACAATACGGGTTGTTAGTACTTGGAGAGATTCAAGAACTACAACACGATACAGAAGTAAAAGAAAGGACGGTGCATTAATGCCAAAGAAAAAAGATAGTAGATTAGAACGAGCAGGAGTATCAGGTTATAACAAACCTAAAAGAACTCCTAATCACCCTAAGAAGTCACACGTTGTTGTGGCTAAAGAAGGTGATAAAATAAAAACTATTAGGTTCGGTGAACAAGGTGCTAAGACTGCTGGTAAACCTAAAGCAGGTGAATCAGATAGAATGAAAAAGAAAAGAGCATCTTTTAAAGCTAGACACCGTAAGAATATTAAAAAAGGAAAGATGTCAGCAGCTTATTGGGCTGACAAGGTTAAATGGTAGTCGGAACGACTATGGTAGTTAGATACTTTAAAAAGTTTCATAAGTTTATGAAATGTTCGAGGATACAAAAAGTCATTAAGACTTTTGTAAAATAATATGCCACACGCAGGACACTTTAAATTCAAAGCCTTACACAAACAAAACAGTAGACTCTCTATGAGACGTAATCAAGGCAAACCCGGTAACATTACTCGTGATGAGTTTAGTGAGAACTGGGACAAAATTTTCGCCAAGAAAAAGGAGGATGATAATGCCAAGAAAGAAAACGACAACGACTAAGAAAAAGTCGACTGTAAACAAAGCCGGTAACTATACGAAGCCGACTATGCGTAAGAGGCTTTTCGAGAAGATTAAAGCTGGTACTAAAGGTGGTAAAGCCGGACAATGGTCTGCTCGGAAAGCCCAGCTTCTTGCAAAAGAATATAAAGCTAAAGGTGGAGGCTATAAGTAATGGCTTTAAAAAAGTCTCAAAGAAGTCTAAGAGCTTGGACCAAACAAAAGTGGCGTACCAAGAGTGGTAAGAAATCGTCAGAAACAGGGGAGAGGTATCTCCCAGAGAAGGCTATTAAGGCACTTTCAAAAGAAGAATACGCAAGAACAACAAGAAAAAAAAGAGAAGATACAAAAAAAGGAAAACAGTTTAGTAAGCAGCCAAAGAAGACAGCTAGAAAGGTTAGAAAGTACAGAAAGGTAAAATAATGTTTATCCCAGAAGAATATATAAGAAGAACATCCTCAACAGTTCCGTTTGGATATCAAGAGGATGCAGACTTTGAAGGTTATTTAAAACCTATAGAAGAAGAGTTACAAATATTAAAAGAAGTTTCAGAAGCTGTATTTCATGGTGAAATTAGTCTAGGTATTGGAGTAGATTGGTTAGAGGCAGAGACAGGACGTAAGATGTCTAGACCCGGATTGAAAAAACACGTAGATAAAGTATATGGACGAAAATAAAAATAATTCAGAAAAATACTTGACAAATCCTGATGGGAGCTATATACTAAAGAAAGATGGTACTCCGAGGAAGAAACCCGGTAGACCTAAAAATTCAGAACTATCTGGACTTAAGTTAGCTTTACAAGCAAAAAAGAAGCTAACTAAAAAGAATAAGAAAGTTCAAAAGCTAACAAGAAGTTTAGCTAGAGTCAAGAAAGAACTTGACGAAGAAGAGAAAGTTTTAACATCTAATGTTTTAACTGAGTCAGAAACTAAGAAGTTACCTGACCCTATACAGAAACATATAG